GGCAGACAAGTTCGATAAGGTCTATCAGGAAGCTAAGACTTACTTGGATAAGGAAATCAATAAGATTTTCGATAAGTTCCAACGTGATTATGGTCTAAGCCAGGTAGATGCTAGACAAGTCTTGAAGAACATGAAAGACAAGAAAGACTTGAATGAACTTCGTAAGGTGCTTGAAGCAAGACCGAATGACCCGAACATCCAAAGGTTACTAGCTGACTTAGATAGTCCAGCTTATTCTTTTCGTATGAAGCGCCTAGAACGTTTGAGCGACGATTTAGATCGTATGCGTGAATCTATCTATCATTCGGAGAAGACAGGCTCAGACGCCTTTTATAGCGACCTGATGAAGGATAGTTACTACAAGGCTACCTTTGACCTGCAACAGCAGACAGGGCTGGCATATGGCTTTTCTGGGCTTCCTGAGAGCGAGATAAAACATCTACAGTCTTTTAGTTGGGTAGGAGACGGAAGTACGTACTCAACAAACATCTGGAAGAATACAGGGAAACTTACTTCCAGCATAAAAGATGAACTACTCATGAGCCTTATGACAGGCCGAGATACACGAGAAACTGCACAAGCAATCGCTGAACGGTTCAATGTAGGTCAGAATGATGCAAGGCGTTTGGTTCGGACAGAATCAGCCTTTTTTCATAACCAAATGGAACTACTCAGCTATGAAGAAGCAGACATAGAGAAGTATATCTTTGTGGCCGTCTTAGACAAGCGTACATCACGCATTTGTCAGGAGCATGACAATCAGGTCTATGATAGAGATAAGGCTGTCCCTGGCGTCAATTGTCCACCTATGCACCCGTGGTGTAGGTCTACTACTGTCGCATACGATGAGGACGCAGACTACAGCAAACTGAAGCGCAGAGCAAGGAATCCAGTGACAGGTAAGACCGAGCTAGTACCTGCTGATATGACTTATAAAGAGTGGTATAGCAAGTATGTGGATGGTAATATAGAGTCTATCAAACATGATGAAGGAACGCCTAAAACAACTAGTGATATATTGTTTGAAGAAAGGTTACCTAAAGCAGCTGAAGAAAAAGTTTTAAACTACTTTGATTTCTTTAATAACTCAAGAATAGTTTTGAGACCTGAACGGTTAGAACATATATTGGAAGGTCATTCTGATATAGGTGATGATGTAGAGGGAATTGTTCATGGGGTAATAAAAAAGCCTGATATGATTTTGATAGATCATAAAAACGATAATAGCATTTTAGTTTTAGGTAAAAGTCTTGAGAATAGTGTAAATGTAGTTGTCAGATTATCAAATACAGACTTTGATAATTCAATAATAACAGCTATGAGAGTGTCTGATAAAACTCTGAAAAGAGTACTTAAGAAAAACAAAAAAATCTATGACAAAAATGAATAGATTTGATATAATTAGTCTAAAGAGAAGTGAGGTAGAGATGATAGTGTCGCTACGCAACTTCATAGTATGAGATGACGGGACAGGCACACCGTCCACTACTCTTAAGCACCTAGAGCAATCTAAGTGCTTTTTTTCGTGCTCAGAAAGGAACGAGAAATGAAATACCGTAAAAAACCAGTTGTAGTTGAAGCCGTACAGTTTTTAGATACAGAAGAAGCTATAGAAGAGCTATGTGATTTTGGTTTAGACCCAGTACGGATTGACTACGCTGATTTAAGTAATCCCCTTTTAAAGATTGAAACGCTTGAAGGCTTGATGATTGCGACTGAAGGGGATTACATCATTAAAGGAGTGAAAGGCGAGTACTATCCATGCAAACCTGACATCTTTAAAGAAACATACGAAAAAGTAGAGGAGTAAGATATGTTCATCTGGGATTTAGTATCAATTTTATTGGGTTGGATTATATTTGTTGCGTTAATTTTGTTCGTAATAATTAAATTATTTGAAGTGATTTCAACAGTCATTTCAACTCTAAAAGTAGGAATTGAATACAGAAAGAAACTGAAACAATTGAAAAATAAATAACCTAACCGCATCGAAATCGAGGCGGTTTTCTTATGCTCTAACCGTATGGAATCCCGTACGGTTTTTATATTGTCCAAACTGTACCGATGACATTAAAAGCTGTACTGTTCCGTCGCCGGACGTAAAGCGAGATTATCGAGTGGCGACGTAATCGCTGGAGGACAATTATGTCAGAAGAAATCAATGCAACTGTATCTACTGAATCAACTGATACTGTCGACACTCAAGAAAATGTTGATACAGTGCAAGAAGAAAAGCACGAACGAACTTTCACTCGTGCTGAAATCGGTAAGATGCTATCTGCCGAGCGCTCTAAATGGGAAGCTGAGCAAGAAGCCAAAGAAAACGAAGCTAAGAAACTTGCCAAGATGAACGCTGACGAAAAACAGAAGTATCAGTTAGATCAGCGTGAGCAAGAACTAGCTGACCGTGAAAAGGCTATTGCTCGTAAGGAATTGACCGCAGAAGCTAAATCAATGTTAAGTGAACGTGACTTACCAGTTGAGTTAGTGAATGTGGTTGATTTGACAAGCGCAGAGACTGTATCTGAGTCTGTCGCTGTATTGCAGAAATCATGGGAGCAAGCCGTACAAAAAGGCGTACAAGAAAAGCTGAAAGGCGGAGCTCCGATGAAGCAAGCGCCAGTTGATAGTGACGGCATCACAAAAGAAGAATTTGCTCGTATGGGTTATCAGAGTCGAAATGAACTCTATCAAAATAACCCAGAACTCTATAAGAAATTGAAAGGTTAAAATAAATGACAGCAGGACAAACTAAATTAGGCACTATGGTTAACCCAGAAGTAATGGCGGACATGGTTTCCGCTAAACTACCTAAATTGATTAAATTCACTCCACTTGCTTATGTGGAAACAGCGCTCCAAGGACAACCAGGGAATACTCTAACAGTTCCAGCATGGGAGTATGCAGGAGATGCGACTGAGGTTGGAGAAGGTCAAGCTATTTCTCCAGACCAATTGACTACTAAAAAGACTACTATGACAATCAAAAAGGCTGCTAAAGGTTATGAAATTACCGATGAAGCTCTTTTGTCAGGTCTTGGTGACCCACTAGGTCAAGCTACTTACCAGCTTGGTTTGGCTATTGCTAACAAGATTGATGATGACTTGGTAGCGGTAGCTAAGACTGCAACACAGCACGTTGCAGAAGCTCCAACAACAGGAGCAGCTCTTGATAAAGCACTTGCTATTTTTGACGATGAAGAAGACGCAAAATATGTAGCTCTTATCAATCCAGCAGATGCCATTGATTTGCGTGCTAATACTGTGAAAGAATGGATTTCAGGCACAGAAGTAGGAGCGAACACAGTTGTTTCTGGTACATTTGGAGAAACACGAGGTGTTCAAATTGTGCGTACTAAGAAAGTTGAAAAAGGTAAAGGCTTTATCGTCAAAGTCTCTCCTAGCCAAACTCAGACAGATGACGCTAATAAATACGGTGCGTTTGTTATCATGCTAAAACGTGATGTGGCTATCGAAACAGATCGTGACATCCTTAAAAAGACAACAGTTATCACTGGTGATGAACACTATGGTGTTTACCTTTACGACCCTACACGAGTTGTAAAATTCGGCGAGTAAGAGGTGACGATATGAGCTTATTGCTACGACGTCATTATATCCAAGAGGAGCAAGCTGGCCAGTATTCTGATTTAGAGAATAAGACTCTAGAAGAGTTGAAGAATCTAGCAAAAGAAGCTGGCATAGCTGGCGCCTATAAGTTATCAAAAGCTGAAATTGTGGAGGTGTTGGAGGATTTAAAAAGTGAAATTTAAAATCAAACAAGATTTCTATGATTGGGAATCAAATGTGAAACGACTGGCAGGAGAGGAACTTGAGATTACTGAGGAGCGTTATGCCGAGTTGGCTGACAATTTTGCCAGTAATGGTGTCGCTATCTCAGACGTTCTTGAGGAAGCTCTCCCTGAACCTGAGTTTTTAGAAGAGGATTGATATGTCTATAGAGTTGCTGAAGAAATTAACAGGCGAAGAAGATACTCAGCTTCTCATGTTGCTCCAAACAAGGGCTACAAATCTTATCTTGTCAGAGACTAATCGCACATCTTTGACACCAGCTTTAAGTCTCTTAATACCTGAGGTTGCTATCGAGCTCCACAACCGCTCAGGAGCGGAAGGGGAGCACTCTAGAACCGAGGGTGGTATAGCAGTAGTCTACGGAGAAAACGGCCTGTCTACGGGTCTTTTACAGCGTATACGCATGCATAGACTAGCAAGGGTGGCAGGCCATGTTTTTGAAGCAGAGTAGACTGAAACCTTATCCAATGCGACGGTTTGAAAAAACTGTCACAGAGGAAGGCGTCGCAAAAGAAGGATATGCCAAGAAAGCTGAGACAGTCCGCCTTGAATTGTGGCCAGCTAGTAGTAAACTACAATCTGAATTGTACGGCGAGCGTGTCAATGATATTTTGAACGCAAATGCCAACAAGTCAGCCACAATCAAAGTGAAAGATGGTGTGTGTATCGATAGCCAGACAGAAGTGACTCACAGGGTTATTTCTAAGAAGGTCTACACACATCATCAAGTTTTGGAGTTAGAGCGTGTCAGAGCTACTAGGGGCAGATAGACTTATAGCTAAGTTCAGAAAGCTATCAGGTGTTACGCAACGAGACATCGTTTCAAAAGCGGTTCATCATGCAGCTAAAACC